TTAGTATTAGTATTAGTATTAGTATTAGTGTCAGTAGGTTGTTCCATATGTTTTCCTTTAAATTAAATTACCATAGTTAAATGATATTGCTATTCTTTCGTTATCTGTTTTGTTCAAGTGAACTTGATGTTCTAAATAACTTGGAAAAATTAATAATAATCCGGTTTCGGGCTGAATTGTAAAAAGTTGTCTAGTATAAGTATCTTCAAGACCAGTTTCACAAAAAGGCCAGTTGGACTTTAAATGTTCATTGAAAAAAGTAATATTCCCGTCATCGTTTTCTGCCTGTACATAATATGTTCCACTCCAAACGCTAGGAAGATGATTATGTTTTTCGTGCATACTATTTTTTCTTCCTATGCTGAACCAGCTGTTCATCGCTGCAACGCGACTGTTTAGATTTAATCTATCATGTACTTGTTCAATTGATGTATTGACAAACTGGTTAAACGAAAAGAGTTCATCTAACTCTAAAATATTACTTTTTGGATTATAACTAGTATAACCGTTATCGTAGTAAAACGGCTTGTCATCAGATTTTTCTATTTCTTTAAAAACCGGCACAACTTCCTGTTTTAAACTTTCACTATTATCATAACGTAAAGCAAAGATTGGCGTAGTAAAAGCATTTAGTGTATGCACTTCTGTCATTATTAAACTCCCGATATAACTACTTATATTACTAATTTAAAGTTAGATGCAGTATTGAATAAATATAGTATAAGGATAGGATAATAAGTTATGGCATCAAATTCAGCACCAGTAGTAGATAGAATTAGGATTATACCTAGGCCAGACGACTTTCTAGATCGAAATGTTGGTAACAGTGGTGAGGTATTTTTTGATAAGCAGTCCAATACCCTTAGATTATATTCTGGTAGAGTTGCAGGCGGTTTCAGCGTTTTAACAGATAACAACATCAGCGAACATTTAACTTCATCCGGAGTTGGAGTTGTTGAATATGCTGTTACTGTAGGGGTAGACCCCGACGGTGTTGAAGCAGGCAACAAATATTTCATAGATGGTGTGTATAAGCCCGAACTAAGTTTAGTTACTGGGTTTACTTATATATTCAATCAAAACAATCAAACAAACGAATTTTATCCTAATGCAGAAGGGTCAACTGCAAATATACATCCAATAAATTTTAGTGCAGATAATGCAAATGGCGAACTTGGCAGTGGAACAACTTACCTTAATAAGGTAATTTATAAACTTGAAAACGATCCTGTAACAAAGGCAGAATACATAGCAGGCTTTGCAAAGTCAACACAGCGTAGCATACAAATAACAATTACAAGTACAACTCCTGTTACATTATATTACTGGTGTAGTTACCACTCAAATATGGGTAATACCATAACTAATGCAGACCCTGGCGCAGGTACAGGCAGCGGCGCTTCGAGTATAAGTGTAAGCGATACTGCACCCGAAAGCCCACAAAGCGGAAATATATGGTATAATAGCACAAACGGTAAGTTTTTTGTTTATGTAGCAGATGACGATAGTAATCAATGGGTACAACCTAGTTTTCCAACACCAACGGCTATAACTGATTTAGGAATTTCAGATGGAACTGTTGGGCAAGTACTTACTACAGACGGTTCAGGAGCATTTACTTTTCAAAATGCTGCAGCAGGAGACTCTAATGGTAACTTTACAATAGGTTCTAGTATTATTGACACTGATGATAGTAGCGGAATTGTAATTACTCCACCAGTTACTACATCATCAGACCTAACTGTACAAAATGATTTAACAGTACGTAACACTGCATACGCAAATAAATTTGTATCTACATCAACAGGCACGCCTACTATTGATAGTGCAAATACTATAACACTAACAGCACCGGACGGTGTTATTGTTAGCGGCGGCCCGTTTAGGTTGCCTAGTTTTACAACAACACAAAAAAATGCTTTATCTTCAGTTAATGGTGACATGGTATATGATAGTACATTAAATAAAGCACAAGTATACGAAAATGGCGCATGGGCGAGCTTAGTATAAATGGAAAAAGAATATACAGTAGTTGTACATAAAGGCGTAGATCTTTCTGAAATTGAAGCAGAAATAACAGCAAGTTCTGGTGCTGGCCCTATTCCAAATAGAAGTGTTGACATTGCTAATCCAAGACCTGCTTCAAAAAGACAAACACATTTTATGCTTACAGACCAAGAAGCAACTGCTCTCGAAGCAGATGCTAGAGTGCTTGCTGTTGAAATACCACCTGATCAACGAACAGATATTCAAATCGGATTTAATTCTACACAAATAGGTAATTTTACAAAACCTTTAACATTTGATAATAACACTTATGTCAACTGGGGCCTGCGTAGAAGTATAATGGAAACTAATGGGTACGGAAGTGGGGAAACATCAGATAATACATTTCCATATGCACTAACAGGTAAAGGGGTAGACATTGTTATCCAAGATAGCGGTATTGAGCCAAATCATCCAGACTTTATAGACAGCAATGGCGTAAGTAGAGTTAAGGCTATAGACTGGTATACTGCACAGTCTGTTGTAAGTGGTACACAGAATGCGAACTACAACAGGGACCTCGACGGGCATGGAACATTATGTGCAAGCATAACAGCAGGTAATGTATACGGATTTGCAAAAGATGCACATATATACTCTATGAAAATATCTGGCTTAGAAGGTTCAGGAGATTCCGGCACAGGTACTCCTATTGCTGATTGTTTTGATGTGATAAAAGAATGGCATAATGCAAAAACAAATGGTCGTCCAACTGTTGTTAATATGAGTTGGGGATATTCAACTTCACAAACGGGTAATCCAACAAGCGGAGTCTACAGAGGTAGTACGTGGATTTGGGGGACTGACTATAGTACCGATCTAGAAGTTTGGCAAAATGTCGGAGTAGTAGTACCGTTGGGCGGCGGTGCTCGTGGAATTCCTATTAGAGTTTCTTCAGTAGATGCTGATGTAGATGAACTAATTGCTGCCGGAGTACATGTTGCAATTGCTTCTGGAAATGACTATTATAAAGGTGATGTTGACGGTGGCGACGATTATGATAATCTACTCAATATAAATGGTTTAAGTATTCAATATCACAGAGGTAGTAGCCCACATAGCGATAATGCATTTATAGTTGGAAATATTGACAAGTTTGTTTATAACGATAACGGTGTATATAAAGATAGAACAGCAGGGTCGAGCAGTAGGGGGCCTAGAGTAAACATGTGGGCACCTGGACAAAATATTGTAGGAGCAGTAAGCACTACAAATGTTTACACTTCTTTAGATAGCCCAGTAGATGCTAACTATAAAATTGTATCATTATCTGGTACAAGTTTTGCAGCGCCACAAGTTGCAGGAGTAACAGCATTGCATTTACAGGTTACCCCTCAAAGCACACCGTTACAACTAAAAACAAAATTATTAGCTGAAGCAAAACCTGTAATGTACGACACTGCTTCAGATACAGATTATACCCAATTTAACACAAGTTTGCTAGGTGCAAGCACTAAAGTTTTATTTGACAAGTATGGAAGACAACCGGTAGAGATAAGTGGTCAAAATTTAACACTTCAACGTGCGACACCAACAACTACATAAATACAGTAAGAGGTAAACAATGGCAATAAATTTTCCAAACACACCAACATTAGACGATACATTTACAGAAGGTAATACCACTTGGCAATGGGACGGAACTGCCTGGAGCATTGTAGGAAATACTAGTGCAGTATCAATACCAAATAATTTTGGCACAATAAGCGTAGCTGGGCAAGACGATATTGTTGCAGATACAAATTCTGACACACTTACATTTGTTGCAGGATCTAATGTAACCCTAGTAACAAATCCAGCAGGCGATGCTATAACTATTAATTCAACCGGAGGTGGCGGTGGTGGTGGCGATACTAACCAAAATGCGTTTAGTGTTGTATCAGTTCTTGGACAAAATAACGTTGAAGCAGATAGTGTAACTGATACACTTTCACTTGTTGCTGGAACTGGAATTATTCTTACAACAAACCAAGCTAGTGATTCAGTAACTATAACAGCATCTGCAGGAGTAACTTCGTTTGGTACTTTAACAGACATACAAGCAGCAAGCATAGACGTGCATGATGTTTACGAACACGCTATTGCTACACTTAGAATGGGAAACATAGGTACAAGTGCATATACAATTAACAGTCATTACAGCGGCAATAACCCTACTATTACAGTACTAACTGGTACTACTATTGCATTTGATCTAGATGATATTGGTGGACATCCTTTTGAACTACAAGACAATACGTTAACTGGATTAACTAGTAATTTAGCACACGTTGCTGCAGACGGAACTGTGTCACTTGATTCAAATGCACAGGGTAAATCAAGCGGAATGTTATACTGGCGTGTAGCTGATTCTATTACTAATAATACTACATACGTTTACCAATGTACATCACATGCGGCTATGTATGGAACTATGAAGATCAAGAATATGGATAATATTTAACGCGAGTCTACTACTAATTTATCTAATTTATTTCGTAGCTGACCTAACCCTCTAACATGTTCTTGAATAGAACTAGGCTTGATCTCACCCGGAGTTGACGAACTATGCAGATCATTAATTGTTGTTATTTGTAACTTGTATTCAATTAATAACTTTTCAAAATCTTGTTTTATATTAGTATTAACAATTTTTTTAACTGCATTTTCATAGTTGCGTAGATCTTTTTGTACTTTAGGGCTGTCTAGTAAATTCATTAATAGCTTTCTTTCTTAACAACAATAAAATGATCGTCATTGGTTCCGTTATTAACTTCTGCTATACTGCCAGGCACAGTGCATTGTATTGCACACGGAACAAGAGGCTTTGCAGTGAACACAAACCCTTCAGATGCTTCTCTTTCAAACACCTGTCCTGTTGCAGTATCTATCCATCTAAAAACAAACGAGCCATTATTAACAAACCAAGACTTTTCAGTTTTATTATTAAACCAAAAGTCTGTTTTTGATAATTTGTCAAATACTAAAATTTTCCCACCATACGATTCTTCAGCAATCCAAGTTATTTCATAGCCAAACGGAGTGTGTTTTATATTATCTTTATCTTGCATATTATCCTTCGTCATATCAACTCTATTAGCTTGAATACTGTTTCTAATTTAAGTAGGTTAGTTTTATTTTGCAGTGTGTTTCTTAATCCAAGATGTAACGGCTTTGGCCACTTTGAAAATGATACCCATGCATACCCATCATGTTCGTCGTTGAGTATAGGAATAAATTCGTTTTCTACAAGACACAAGTATGTATGAAATTGAAACTTGTCATCATTGCTAACAAACGTTTCTAAAGGTATAGTTTTTTTAATCTTCCTAGTACCGATTTCTTCAGAAATTTCACGCTGTAGGCTTTCCCACGGAGTTTCTTCACCTTCATTGGTACCGCCTACAAGTCCCCAAAGGTTATTTTGTTTTCCTTTAGTTCTATGTAGAAATAAAAATCTATGAGTATCTAATGTATAGAACAGTGCGCCACTGCAAATAATCTTTTCCATACAAATAATTATGCTAGAATTTCAAACGCCAGGTTCCATTTGGATATTCGCCTTCGAATGATAATATCCATTCGCCGTTATCCCACTTGTATTGTACTCCGGTATTTAAGTTAGAAGTATATGCTGTGCCAACGTATGTACTAGAATCAAATACTACAGACCATGCTGTACCATTCCACTCAACAATATCGTTAGCACCTGCAACAAAATCAGTACCGTCTGTATTTTTCCAATCGTCGGCACCGTCTGTATTGATGCCATCACCGATACCAGAATCTAATAACAAGAATCTATAACCTGATGTTTTTAAATTTACTGGACTTGTTTTAGTAGGGTCAACAATGTAGTGTATTTTATTTGCATCACCAGTTGGACCAGTAAACACTGTATCACTAGGTAATGTATCTACGTCCCAATTTACAATTAGTTCTGTAGGGCTAGTTGAGTTTATAGCAACTGTGCCTGCAATTTCAGTGGTTCTGTCTTTACGACTTAACCGTATTTCGGTAATACCTTGTTCAAATATTTCTGGCAGTGCTTTAATATATGCATCCCATTGTACGCTACCAACTACGCCGCGCCTTATAAGTTTAGCTGAAGTTCCCATTACTAATAATCCATAATCTTTAAACGTGTTATTAATTACATTTGTAGCGTTATCTTTGATAGCGCCTAGATTATTATTTTGCCTTCCAATTTCGCCAGTTGGCGTAACAAACACTCCTGTTCTAATATCTGCTTTAGGAACACTAGTATCTGCATATGATTGCAGTTCTGGTGTACTTTGCGCTAGTTCAATAGTGCCACGTGATTCGTCGTAAATGCTTTGAACAATGCTAGTAACAACTCCTAATCGTTTTACCTTTGTAGGAGGAGAAATGTATATAGGTGTTGTAAATCCTAGTTGTGCAACATCTATTTCTGTTTCAGTTCCTACAGGAATACTTCGTGTACTAAACCCAATGTTTGCTAAGTTTACAACACTAAGACTAGTCCAATCAATATAGTTATCTGTTGTCTGTATTTCAAGACTAGGATTAAACAACATCAATATTTGTTCCATTAGTTGCAATTTTTGATCTGTATTTGATGTCCATAAATCCACATTAACACTAAGGGTATATGGAGTAGGCATCAATCGCTCTACAGTATAGTTCTTGCCTTCGGTGTTTAAGTATTCTTTTCCATCTGCATCATACGCACGTTCTCTAATATTAACTTTATTAACATAGCTACTATCACTAAGTCGCGCACTATCCATTTCAAGACCAGTAATATATACGGCCATCCTCGGAGCACTTGGAATTTTATTTTCTGAGTTGTCTCTTAAAATATGTCCTACTTGGCGTGTAATATCTCCATACATAACAGGAACTTGTGTTAATTGTCCTGCTCCGTCTTGGTAAGAAAAGTTACTCATAAGTCTTACTATTTGAGTAATGTATCTTCGTATTTGGCCATCGTAAAAATGTTGCATTAGTTATCTGCCTTAGGTCTAAGTGCTGTTGATAAGCTCTGTCTTTCTTGTACAGTGTCACCACCAATTGTATTTGTAGATGTATTATTAACAAACGTACCTTTTTGGGTCGCTTTTGTATCAGTATTAGTTAACGTCATGCGTACTTTATCTTCTTGCTTGACCCAACGTTGTCCGTCATTTCTAAATAATCTATTAGGCATAAAATCTGTCCTTAAGAAAAAGTCGCCTTCCATACTACCTCCAGGAAATGTTATGCCATGACCAAATGCTTCGCCGTTGCCAGGTATTCCGTCACCTAATAAGTATCCCTGATATCCTTCTCTACTAGGCGTTTGCATTACTCTATCTGCTAATTCGTTGGCAGTACTAGCATCAAGGCTGTTAGTGTCTACAGTAACTAGATCAACTTCGCCGTTTTCGTCAGTTGCAAGACTAAAGAAATGACTTGTGTCATACCCTGATTTTGCTGCATCAGCTTCTGCTTGAGCAACTACAGCATTATTAATTTGCATTTCATGCTCGTATGTACTGAGTAAGTCTCGTAATGTGTTGCCACCCGGTACATCTTCTTCAGCTGGCAAATCTAATATTTCTTTGTATTCTTGACTATCCATTATCTGTTTAAGTTTTACTCTATATAGATGCGGATACCAAGTAGGCGAAAATCCTTCTGCGGCTCTATTTACGTCTTCGACAACGTAAAAGCGTTTTAGTGCAACACTATAATCGTTAAGTGCATACTCGTCTTTTAAGTGAGGAAGTTCAATTACGTCACCACTTATAATTTTTCTACCTAATGTTTTTACACTAGAAGAGATGTGTATAGTCATAAACACTGTATCGTTAGATAGGAATAAACCAAATTGGCTCATATTAAAATCTATGTCTTGGACATTATATATACCTCGCATACTGTAAATGTCGGGATCATATTTTCGATCCCTGTTTTCCATAAACAACATATCTTGTATATTAGTTTCCTTAACCGCATCGTAACGGGGCTGGTCAGCAGTCGCGTCTGCTTCATCAGGATTTTTTGGTCCTAGATACTTGTGAACAAAGACATCGGTTCCACCCATGGTGAACATTTCATAGATGCGATTGTCTATGAATTTAAAGTCTTTGCCCTTTTCTGGTTTATATAAACTAAGTCTCGGCATACACATATTTATCGTTAGTTGACTAATACGATAAATACTAATGGAGAACAATTAACATGGCAACATTACAAACTAAAAAACAAGAGATATTTGACTATGTGTACGCTATGTTAGGTGGCGGTATGGTTGATGTCGAATTAGATCCTGTACATTACGAGACAGCTTTAACTAAGGCATTGACTAGATTTAGACAACGCTCGGATAATTCAGTTGAAGAAAGTTATTTCTTCTTGCCGACAGTAATTGACCAGAATACTTATACATTGCCTAATGAGGTAGTTGAAGTACGTCAAATTTTCCGTAGAAGTATTGGTTCACGCTCCGGGGGCGGAGACGGCGGCACATTGTTCGAACCATTTAACATGGCATACACTAACACATATTTGTTGTCAAGTTCAAACATGGGCGGACTAGCAACATACGATATGTTTAGTCAGTACCAAGAGTTAGTAGGCAGAATGTTTGGCTCGTATATTGAATTTAAATGGAATTCAACAACTAAAAAACTTACAGTACTACAGCGCACAAGAGCAGAAGAAACACTAATGTTACTTTGTTATAATTATCGCCCGGATGAACAAATTATGGACGATTATCTTGCAAAACAGTGGATTAAAGATTATACTGTAGCAACTTGTAAGTATATGCTAGGCGAAGCACGTAGTAAATTTGCTACTATTGCAGGGCCACAAGGTGGCGGTCAGTTAAACGGCGATGCGCTAAAGAACGAAGCAATGCAAGAAATGGAAAAGCTAGAGCAAGAAGTAGCAACAGCAGTTGCAGGCGGAGCAGGATATACTTTCGTAATCGGTTAATTTTTTCTTTTATCTCTAAAATATTGTATAAAACTATTATAGCTAAGAGAGTTTTCACTTCTTGTAGCAATAAATTCCTTCAATGGTCGATAGTCGTGATCTACTAAAGTTTTTGTAAAAGGTATTTGTAAAAAATCTGATTCTATATTTTTCCTACACATTGCAGGATCAAGTAAACCTAAGCCTTTCATTACATGACTATATAGTCCCCATCCTGCAGCTCCAAAATAAGAAGGAAAGTCATTTGGTCCTGGAACTTTATATTTCGACATTTCGATTAAATTTTTAACATACTCAGTTTGTGTATTTCCTGATGAAATATATTTCCAAAATTCAGTATCATTTCTGCCCCCCATGTAATGCATAACAAGAAAGTCTCTTGTATCATCAAACAGAAGTCTTGTACGTTTATTATATAATTCTATAGATCCGGTATTTAAAGTATCTTTTGCATTGGAAAGTATAAATTCGTCAGATAGGGATTTTATCTGACAAAGTGTAGTGTGTATACTAGTTGCTTCTAATGGCTCCAAAAAGGCACTAGACAACCCTATAGCAATACAATTTTTAATCCATGACTCTTCTTGTCTTCCTGAATCAAATTTTATTAACGGAGAAGCATCTACCTTTGTACCTAATTTAGATTCAATTTCTGAATACGCTTGATCTGGAGTAATAAAATCTGTGTCAAATGCATATCCGCATCCTTTTCGATCCATTAATGGTATTTGCCACATCCATCCTGCAGATAGTGCTGTTGCAGTAGTATAAGGTTCTGGCATTTCGTTTTGGTTATACGGTAGATGAAACGGTATTGCAGCTTTAACTGGTAAATTTTCTTTGTAACTATGCCATTTTGCACCTAATTTGTTAAGCAGTAATCTCTTAAAACCTGTGCAATCTATAAAAATATCTGATTTAATATTTTTTCCATCTGCACAATCTATACTAGAAATATAGCCCTTTTCGTCTAAGTTTACATTTATAACCTCGGTATCAAAATGCACTACATTATCTTTTTGTAAGCATTTTTTTCTAAAATATTGTCCTGCTAAATGTGCATCAATATGCATGGCGTGTGAAACATCTGTAAAATGCCCATTATTAAAATTACTCTTACCTGTTGATATATACGACCCCATTTGAGAAATTGATAATAACTCATCTTGGTCAGTTTCATATGCTAGTGCGTATTTTAAAAAAATATCTTCAGTATTTTCCGAAAATCCCCAACCATCAATAGGACCGTGGTAGTGCTGATTTTTATCTTTAGTCCACCCTTTGTGTTTTATAGAATATTTTAAAGTAGCACCAGTTTCGGATATAAATTCATTAATATCACAATCTAAGTTAAAAAATTCGTTACAAACTACATTAGTAAAAAATCCAGTGGTGCTTTCTCCTACACCTATTACACCTATCTTTTCTGACGATACTACAGTAACGTCATATAAAGGGTTCCTTCGAGAAATTACAAGTGCTGCTAACCATCCCGCTGTTCCTCCGCCTACTATTGTAATTTTGTCTTTTTTCATAGTTAAATCTCTTGACATTTGTCTATTTTTCGTATATAATAGCTTTATATTTAAGGAATAAAGTTATGATAATTGGCATTTGTGGTTTAATTGGTAGTGGCAAAGACACTGTAGCAGACATTCTAGTACAAGAAAACAACTTTAAAAAACTTTCATTTGCAGATAAGTTAAAAGACGGTGTGTCGGCTGTGTTTGGTTGGGACAGAGTTATGCTAGAAGGAAATACAGAAAAAAGTAGAGCCTGGCGTGAACAAGAAGACACTTTTTGGTCAAACGAAACAGGCCGCACTATTACTCCAAGATTAGTGCTACAAGAGTTTGGTACTGATTGTATGCGAAATGGATTCTACGACGGCATATGGGTAAGTCTTGTTAAGCAAGAAATTCAACAAAATCCAAATAAAAATTATGTTATTCCTGATGTACGTTTTGAAAACGAAGCTAAGATGCTTAAAAGTATCGGTGGAGACGTTTGGCGCATACGTAGAGGACCTGATCCTGTTTGGTTTAGAATGTATGTTGATTTACAAGTAGAACCAACTGATGTACATAAATCAGAATGGGCGTGGGCTAACATTGCTTTTGACAACGTATTAGATAATAGCGGATCGTTGTTAGAACTTAGAAGTCGGGTAAAAGGTCACCTTGCTTCCATTTAAATCCTTCTTTTTGCAACACTCGTTGACAGTTTGCACAAATAGTTTTTAAATTGTTTGGCCTACAATTTTGTAGGCTTCCATCTATATGATACACATTAAACTGTTCAGTGTGCTTTGATGCATACCCGCACTTCTCGCAATAATCCTTTTTATCATATCCTCTTTGTTGCCACAGCGGAATACCGTAGTTTACCCCGTTGCGCAAACACCGTTCGCACACACTTCTATAAAAGGTTTTACCTTCTTTTTTATAATTTATAGCACACGGATGTTGCCTGCACTTGCATAAAGGTCTCATATTGTATTTACCTCACCTTTATGGTACCTTTTGACCGGTGAATTACAGTGGGGTTTTAAAAATATATGATAAATAATAATAACAACGTAATGTCCACATAGGAGAATAACATGGCACTAGTATCCCCAGGCGTACAGGTCAGCGTAGTAGACGAAAGTTTTTACACACCCGCTGAACCAGGTACAACCCCAATGATTTTTGTCGCATCTGCGGCAAATAAAACTAATGCTGCTGGAACAGGTACAGCACCTGGTACATTGGCAGCTAATGCAGGAACACCGTACTTGCTAACTTCACAAAGAGATTTAGCAGATACATTCGGTGATCCGATATTCAAAACAGATACAAATAACAATCCAATACACGGCGGCGAACTTAACGAATACGGCTTACAAGCTGCATATTCATACTTAGGTGTTGCTAACAGAGCATGGGTTGTGCGAGCAGATGTTGATCTAGCAGAATTAGAACCCAGTGCAACAGCACCTGCAGCAAATCCAACTGAAGGAACATATTGGCTAGATACTGCAAATACATTGTGGGGAGTTCAACAGTGGAATTCAGCAAGTGTAATTAATTCAGGGCAAGTATTTAAAAATTCAAAGCCAGTAGTAATTACAGACGCTTCGGATTTAACAAATACTGGATCACTAAGCACTAATGGATATTCAGGGGAAATTCCAGTAAGTAGCATAGGTAAAATTGGCCAGTATGCTGTAGTAGCAACAACAACATTAATTAGAATTTTTTATAGAAACAGAGCAGGTACTTGGGTACTTGTTGGCAGCGATGCGTGGACAAAGAGCTGGCCAACAATTACTGGTACTGCTTCTAATCCGTCGTTTGCTGGAACAACAGCTATTACAATTAACGGTACAAGCGTAACAGTTAACAGTTCAGACACAGTAACAGATGTTGCAGCTACTATTAACGGTTTAAGTATTTCAGGTATTACAGCAGCGGCAGTAGATCTTAAATTAGAAATTTACAGTGATGGCACAAGTAGTGGCGCAGATGATAGTTCATTAGGCGGCCCAATCTTAATCGGCGGCAGTGCAGATAGACTCGGTGAGTTAGGCATAGCTGTTGGCACTTACTATCCGCCAGCACTACAAATTGGCAAGCACACAAGTATTCCTGAATGGAAAACTGGAGACACGTATACACGCCCAACTGGTTCAGTTTGGCTTAAAACTACAACTCCAAACTTAGGTGCAAGTCTCATTGTTAAAAAATGGAACAACGGTACACAGCTTTGGGAGACAATAAGTGCTCCATTAGCTAGTGATAACCAAACTGCATTATACGAATTAGATGTAACAGGAGGCGGTGCAAACCTACTTACTGGAGCAATTTATGCCGAAACTAACGTTGCTGGTGATACACAACCACTCGCTACTATTAAACTACAAAAGCGTAGAGGCATAGCACCAACAAGTATTACAGGTAGTAAAATTATTGCAGGATCAATTGGTTCGGGCAGTAAAGGCTTTACACTTAGTTCTAGTGATAACGGCAGTGCTGCATTTAGTACTCCGGTAACAGTTACAGTAACATATACTAGCGCAGCAGCTGATGCATCATTGATGGCAGGAGCAATTAACGATGCAAACGTAGAAAATGTAACAGCAACAGTTAATGCAGCTAATAAAGTTATTATAAGCCATGCATTGGGTGGAGAAATACGTTTTGTAGATACAGGCGGAGCACTTACTGGTGCTGGATTTACACCATACGTAAGTCCAACTGTAGGAACACCAAACTTGCTTTATGTTCCAGGTACAACATCGTCTACTAATCCAAAACAACTCCAAGCATCGCTTTGGTCACCTGTTAACGATTTAGGAAACGGTTTTTATACTGCAAAAGAAACAGAAGTAAAAGCTACAACAGCAAACAATACACTATGGTACAATAGTATTGTTGACGAAGTTGACTTACTGGTACATAATGGTAGTCAGTGGGTTGGACTATTGTATGATGGAACAACAGGCCAAAGTGCTGTAGCAAGTCCATTTTACGATGCAGACAGTTCAGCAACACCAGATCCAGAAGGACCACTTGTAAGTGCAACAACTCCATTAACACAGAGCGACGGAACTGCACTAGTAACTGGCGACATTTGGGTTAGTACAGCTAACGTAGAAAATTATGCAACCATTTACAAATTTAATGCAGATAGAACAGACTTACCAATTGCTAACAGATGGTTCCTTGTAGATTCCGGAGATCAAACATCAGAAGAAGGTATATTATTTGCTGATGCAAGATATTCAGATTCAGGAGCGTCAAGTGCAACAGCAGCTTCTATTGCTGATTTGTTAGTTAGTGACTTTATAGACTTTGATGCTCCAGACCCAGCACTATATCCAAAAGGTATGTTGCTATGGAATCTAAGACGTTCTGGCTTTAATGTTAAAAAATATGTTAAAAATTACGTTAATACAGCAGGAAACAATACTAGATTTGGTACAGGTCTTGGACAGTCTATGTCAGGCTACTTTGCAGATCGTTGGGTTACTGAGTCAGCTAACCAAAGCGATGGTTCAGGAACGTTTGGACGCAAAGCACAACGTGTAGTTGTTGTACAAGCATTGCAAGCAATGGTTAATAGTAACCAAGAAATTAGAGATGACGAGTCGAGACTATTTAACTTAATGTCTTGTCCTGGATATCCAGAGCTAATAGGCGAAATGAAATCACTAAACTATGACAGAGGCTTAACAGCGTTTGTGTTAGGTGATGGTCCATTCCGTTTAACAAGTGATGCAACATCTATTAACAACTGGGCAACTAACGTTAACAAGGCAGTTGAAGATAACGCTAACGGACTTGTAACTACAGATCCATACCTAGCTGTGTACTATCCAAGTGGATTTACAAGTGATAACTTTGGTAATAATGTTGTTGTTCCATCTAGTCACATGATGATGAGAACTATGGCACTAAGTGACCAAGTTAGTTATCCATGGTTTGCTCCAGCAGGAACAAGACGTGGTGGAATTACTAACGCAAGTTCAACAGGGTTTATTACAAGCGAAGGCGAATTTAAGTCAATATCACTTAATGAAGGTCAGCGTGATACATTGTATGCAAATGCAGTGAATCCAATTACATTCATTACAGGTGCAGGCTTAGTTGCATTTGGACAGAAAACAAGACAGCTAACAGCTAGTTCATTAGATAGAATTAACGTTGCAAGACTTGTTATCTATCTACGTAGTCAGCTTAACACACTTGCTAAACCATATTTGTTTGAACCAAATGATAAAATCACACGTGATGAGATCAAAGGTGCAGCAGAAAGTTTAATGCTTGAGTTAGTAGGACAACGAGCACTATATGACTTCCTAGTTGTATGTGATGAATCAAACAACACTCCAGCAAGAATTGATAGAAACGAACTACACTTAGACATTGCTATCGAACCTGTTAAAGCAGTTGAGTTTATTTACATTCCGTTAAGACTCAAGAATACTGGCGAAATTGCAGGATTGTAAAAAATGATAAATACTTATAGATTAGGAGCAAATTAAATGGCAATATCAACACTATCAAAAATTACAGTGCCTTTGGCTAGCGGAGACTCCGCTAGTAACCAGGGCTTGTTAATGCCAAAGCTACAGTATCGCTTTCGAGTGTCACTGGAAAACTTTGGGGTATCAACACCGACTACTGAACTTACAAAACAAGTTATTGATGTAGCCCGTCCAAACGTGTCATTTGAAAAGATGACAATAGACATTTACAACTCAAGAGTTTACCTAGCTGGTAAACATACTTGGGATCCAATTACGCTTAACTTGCGTGAAGATGTAAATAACAATGTGCAAAAACTTGTAGGCGAACAGTTACAGAAACAGTTTGACTTCTACGAGCAGTCAAGTGCAGCATCAGGACAAGACTACAAATTTACAACACGCATTGAGATCTTAGACGGCGGCAACGGTGCTAACACACCAAACGTCTTAGAAACTTTCGAATTGTATGGCTGTTATGTAGAGAGTGCAAACTATAATCAGTTAGCATATTCTAACTCAACAGATCCAGTGAGCATATCATTGAATATACAATACGATAATGCTATACAATCTCCGCAAGGTACAGGTATTGGTACTGCTATTGGCAGAACTGCAAATACACTTGTTACCGGCGGCGGCGCTTAATAACAAAAACAAGAGTTCCTAATCTTGGGGGGTACTTTTTTAAGTATCCCCTTTTCTTTTATGTGCGCACATTACAGAATAGATAAATATTAGTATGGCAAAGTTTACAGGATTTTTAGATAATTTAGCAACCGGCGCACTAGGACCAAAAGGTAACCTAGGCGACTTTAGGCATGCAAGCAAAACATTTGTTACTGATGCTTTTAGATTAGCACCAAAGACAAAGTTTCTTTTTCATGTATTTTTTGAAATAAATGATCAACCAGCAAGCGTATTACCGGAGTTAAAACAACGACACAACAGAGAAATTGGACTATTAGTTAAGGCAGCAGATTTGCCAAAATATAGTGCAACTGTTGACACAAAGAAAAAATATAACAGAATTAAAAACGTACAAACTAGTATTTCGTACAATCCTGTTAATATTTCCTTTCATGACGATAACTTAGGTATTACTAGCGCATTAATGGAAGCATACTATCGCTACTATTTTGCAGACGGTAATTATGGATCAAGACCAGAAGCATATAATAGACAAATAAGTAAAACATCTTTTGGTGATACTACATATGCAGGTAAAGATAGAAACAAGTATGCTTATGGTTTAGACAATGGTCAAAATGAACCTTTTTTTAAGTCGATACAAATAAGTCAACTTACTCGTAAAACATTTACTACTTACACCCTTGTTAATCCTACAATAACAGATTGGGGCCACGACAGTGTTGATTCAGCAGACGGCGCTGGATTTATGGAAAACACAATGACTGTGGCATACGAAGCAGTGTGGTATGATCGCGGAGCAGTTGGTGTAGATAATCCTAAAGGATTTGGTGACCCATCACATTACGATACTACTCCAAGTCCTGCTAGTTTATTAGGTGGCGGACAACTTGGAATTGGCGGAATACTTAATACTGGTATTGGATTGTATGACTTTATTACAAATGACGGCAGTTTTAATAGCCCATTAGAAGCAGGCCTAGCAGCAGCTAACTTAATATCTAATGTACGAAATCTTAGTAGTGAAGGGATACGATCCGAGGGATTTGGCTTACTTAAAGGAGCGATTGGAGCTGCTGCTGGCATAGATGTTAGCGGTGTTTCAAATACATTCTTTCCAAAGAATGGCGGCAATGGCGGTGCCAAGGACTTAGTGCTCGCAACAGCGGCTGTCGCAGGATTAAAAGCAATAGCACAATCAGCTAATAACACAGACGCCGCAAAAGAAAGCGCAGCACGAATTGCAAATAATAAAGCCTATCAAGCAAACGGTGGAACTGGCGGAGTTAATGGTAACACTGCTAATTACAATTCATTAACAACTGCCCAACAAAACGCATTAAAGGATGGAACATAATGTCAAGTTTACCCAAAAGCCCAGCCACTTCAGAAGGTAAAACAACAGAGTTTTTTGACAAGTATTTTACAAAAAAACTTAGTTTTCCAAGTAACGAAGTTGATGCAGTTATAGGATTCTTTACAAAAAGAGGGTTTGACGAAGCTGCAGCACAAAGCACTTCGACTATATTACTTGAACAAGCAAAAATAGACGACGTTAATGTGTTTGATTTATTAGATACACTAAAGGGATTAAACGAAGTACAGTTAAGTACAGTTGTAGCTGAAGTATTAAACTACAACAGAGATTCAACATCGAGCATAGGATTTAAACGCCCAGAGAGTGTGGACAAACTTGAAAAACGTAACATAGTGGTATAATGTTATGTCTAGATTTGCACAAGGTAAATTTAACCTAAAAAACCCAGAAAAATATGTAGGACGCAAAACACCAACTTATAGAAGTAGTTGGGAATTTGCCTTTATGCAATTCTGTGACAATCATCCAAACGTTGCACAATGGGCAAGTGAAGCAATACGCATACCTTATAAGAATCCGTTTACAGGGAAACATACAATTTACGTACCTGATTTTTTTGTACAGTATGTAGATAAAAACGGTAAAACTCGTGTAGAACTAATAGAAGTAAAACCAGCTAATCAAACTCACAGAGATAAACTAGGAAAAAGTGCAGCTAATCAAGCAAGCTATGTTTTAAACCAGGCCAAGTGGGCTGCGGCAAGTGCATACTGTAAACAACAAGGTATATTTTTTAGAGTTGTAAACGAAACCGATATTTTCCATCAGGGTTCTCGATAACATAAATATTAGCAGTTAATGTGAGAAGTCAATGACAAAAAAATTAGAAGAACTTTTAAATTTACCTGACTCAAAAGAAATAATAGCAGAGTCAAAAAATGTTGAAAGAGCCGAAGCAGCTATTGTTGAACAACATGAAACTGTTAGAGATATATCTGAATTAGATAAAATTGCATCAGCTTTGCCTAGTGTAAAAGGTTTAGGCGAGGCAGCTGATAAAGAACTTAATGAAATAGCCGATAAGGCTATGACAGCATACGATGACCTAATGGATTTAGGCATGAATGTAGAAAGTAGATATAGCGGCAGAGTATTTGAAGTAGCAGGAAATATGCTTAAAACTAGCTTAGATGCAAAGGTTGCTAAACTAGATAAAAAGTTGAAAATGATAGATCTGCAACTTAAAAAAGAAAAGATGGATAAAGATAGCAATCCCTTCAACGGAGATGTAGTACAAGGCGAAGGCTATGTAGTTACAGACCGTAATAGTTTGCTTGAAAAACTTAAGAGTATGGATAAATAACATTATAGTAGGAAAACACCATGAAAGCATTTACAGAATATTTAACAGAGTCTGCAAAGACATACAAATTTAAACTACGGGTTGCTGGTGAATTGCCGGAGGGCTTTGCTGATAAATTAGATCAAGCAATGACGAAATTCGAAGTTGTGAAGATTAGCGCAGGTAAGAAAACACCAATTACCGAAAAACCGTTAGACTTCCCCCAACTAGCAAATTGCGAAGTAACACACTATGATGTAGAAGTAACATATCCTGTTACTGCATTTGTGTTAGAACAATATCTAGTAACGGAGACTGGAACACACGCTAGTAACTTAATTGTTAGAGGCGAAGGTGATCCTATAGAAGCACAACAAATGGAAGTTGCTGACGACAAAGCACCATATGAATCTTTATTAACTAAAGAAGATATGGGCGGCGAAAGCGCACAAGCTGATGTAGGTGTTAATAGAACAATGGATCTACTAAAGGAATTAGAAGTTGCTAGAAAAGAACGTGCAATTGATCCAATTGATGGTATTAAGCCAGGAGACGGCAAAGACATTAGTAACAAAGAAAATAGTAAGAGCCCTGTAGGAAGTTAACATGAATGATATTAGATCAATAATAAATTTAATTGAGCGTAAAGCGTATAGAATCCAAAGCAACGGAGAGTTAGTTAACTTTAATGTTAACCGTGATCTGCCAAGTATTCAAATTAGAGATAGAACTGGTGAAATTTTTGATTTACACGGAAAAGATACAGAAAAACTAAAGCAAACCATTAATAATTACCCCGGTTGGCACGTATTTAACAAAGCCGCACCTAAAGACGAGAATGCAAAACCTACTGAATTTAAAGCAACACACTTCCACAAGAATAATTTAGGTCTAACAAACAGTCTTATGTTACACACTGATGGCAAGTTTTATTTTCAAAAACGTGATCAAGAAACTAACAAAAAGGTAATTGCACCTTGGCAAGGTGATGTAAACAATCGTAGCGCATTAAATCCTGCAAGTGTAGATGGCGAGATTGTTGACGGTGAGAAGGTTGACTATCCAGAGGGTACTACATTTAATAATAAAGGTAACACTGAAGAACCAGCAGCACAAGCAGGCAGCAATGAAAAACTTGAATCAGCAAAAACAAAGTATACAAGATTTATGGAATTGCTTACAAAAGCAATGGCAGATACAAAAACAGAAAGTTATATGCCTCGTTCGTATGCAGATCAGTTACTTTCAGAAGCACTTGAAGGTGACGAATTAGAAGAATTACAAAGTTTGTATGCTGAACTAAAAGGCATGGAATTGGACTTCGACGACGAAGTAGTTGATCAAATTAATGATGCTATTAACAAGTATGATATGTGGAAAGCAGGCGACAAAGACGCAAACGCAGGTATTGACGGACCAGCTGATGGCACCGCTGATGGCACCGCTGATGGCACTGCTGATGGCACTGCTGATGCTGCAGGAGATAGTTTCAACGGAGACTATTCAAGTGACGAAGCAATTGAGCAAGCAGTAGGTGATGTTGACGCATGGATTGCTAACGAGATGCCTAAAGAACTTGAATCTAAGAACGCAAATGGATTAAACAAGGCAACTAACAGAGGTAAAATAAAATCTGCTAGTGCAGCCGCTATCCAAACTGTATTAATGCGTATTGGTGTAGCAAATAATAATGAAGAATTAAAGAAAATTAAAGCAGACGGATATTTTGGACCAGCAAGTATTTCGGCAACTAAACGAGCACAAACACTAGCTGACCTTAAAGTAGACGGTGACCCAGGTAAAAATACAGCAAAAGCATTATTAGATTATTCAAAGGATCCGCAGAGCAGTATTGACGATTCATTAGAAAAAGACTTTGCACGTATACAAGAATTAATTGCTAAACACAAAGCACCAGCTGCAGAATCTATGTTTGATATGCGGTCGATGTTAGAAACACTGCAACAGTTAAATGAAGCATTAAGTCCAGAGGAAATGGAAGAGCTTAAAGGCTTGTTAAACAAACACAAAGCAAAATTAGAAGATCCAGAAACTGCACAAGCATACGCACAATATGACGATGTATTTAAAGCAGGAAAAGCAATTGCTTCTAGCGCAGAAGACCCAGCAGCACAAAGCGGCGCTTCAACAGCACAACAAAGCGGTCCAAAAACAATAGATGAAATTACTAATCATGTTGAAGTTGCACAAGGACTGTACAACGCAACAAAGGGCGGTATGGACTTTGGGATGGGCACTAACGAAGAGGCAGTGTTTACAATATTAGCTAAATTAAAAGATGCTGCTAGTTATACTAAGGTTATTGCTGCGTATAAATCAGAGTATCAAAGAGACTTAACCGCAGACCTAAGAAGTGAAATGAGCGGCGGTGATTTAGAAAATCTTAACGTTTCTTTAAAAAGACTGGGAGTAGAGCAACCTGCAGCACCAATTAAACCTGGAGAAACAGATGCTTCGGGCAAAGTAGCACCTAGACCTGAGAAAAATTTCTTAGGCGGTGATATTGGACAAAGAAGATGGGATAAGCAATATAGTGCAACTCATAATCCAGACGGTACGCCTAAAAGTAAAGTAGCACCCGGTACCGGAAAAGACGGACCTCCGGGAACTGTACCTGAAATTCAAAAAACGGAAAGTAGGACAACTATGAAAAAAACAATTAAAGAATCAGCATCAATGAATATTTCAATGAGTGCCGACAATGCAAGTGAAGTAAGTGAACTACTTAATATACTTAAAAATGCAGGTATGCCTAATGCTGCACCAGTTGGAGCAATTGACATGCCAATGGATACTCCAATGCCAATTAAGCCGATACCAGGCGGCGCAGGTATAGACTTAGATAGAGACGGTAATGATGATATGGAAGTAGGTCCTATGGATCACGGCCATGATATGCCAGATGAATCACCATGCGGTGGCGATGATAATGCTCCAAGACTAGCACCACCTAGCAAAGACATTGATGACATGGACGATATTATTAAACTATCCGGCGGCAAATCACCAATGGATGATGATGTTGACGAAGATGGGTGGGATAACTCACCAGACGAAGAATATAAAGATGACGATACAATGTATCAGTCAGGTGGCATTCATAAGCCTAAAAAAGCATATGCTAAAGCACAAGATGGCGACAATGCAATGGCTGTAGAATCAGTCAAAGAAAGACTATGGGCAGCATTGCAAGAAAAAGCTTCAGCCGAGGGCAGTTCACGTGGTACTAAGAAGAAGTTAAAAGCATCACGCGGCAACGAAGACATTAAAACAACTGAGGGCTCTAAAGGTAAAAAGAGTCGTGGTAAGAAGTCAAGAGGTTAATTGGGAAGAATATTTCCAACATATTAAACCAGTTTGTCCTTGGAGTGGCGCAGCTCACAAAAAGGGCGAAATAAAAATTATACAATGGTCTGGAGAGATTGAGCCGCTAGGCAACAACCAGGC